ACGGCGTTCAATGGTCAGCATAAGGGCGGCATGGGCACTCGCGCTTTGCAAACCCAACAAACCGAGCTGCGCGACCGCTATGAGGGTCTGGCTTGGCATGTACGCCACTTTGGCGTGAAGGCGCACCCGTTTGTAGAGCCAACCGCCAAAGAGATGGAGCCGGTTGTTTTGCGTCGGCTTGATTTGGCAGTACGCCGAGTGTTGGCCGCGCGCGGCGGATCTGGAGCGGTGACGGCATGAGCCTGAACAACCATAACACGGTGCTCGATGCCATTGCGGCCAGCCTGACGGTTGGCTTGCCTGAGCGCTATGTACAGCGCAGTTTGATTGACCCAGCCAGTGCGCCACGGGCTTCGCTGCTGGCAGGCACGGTGTGTGTGGTGAGCGGTGGCGGCGGCGGTTTTGCCAACTACCGTGGGCGCGAAGGAGACCTGGGCCACATGAATGTGACTCTGGTGGGCTTTGTGCAAGTGCCTGAGAGCAGCCAGAGCGCTGATGTGGAGCGCGCCGAGCTGGCATTGCTGGGCGATTTGCTGTGGTGGGTGAGTGGCACGGCTGTGCCGGGCTTGGATGTGATTTACCCCGGCGACTGGACGCAAAGCCGCCAGCTTGAGCACCCCTATGGATGGCTGGCCCTGCAACTGAAGGTGAAGACCTGAATTTTTTAAAGACTGGAGTTTTTTATGGCGAGCAAGAAGACAGGCGTGGTGGATGGTGCGGCAGCGGTTGATCCGGCTGATGCGGTTTTTGCACCAGGTGCGCCAACGAATACGCCCGGCGAAATGCTGCAACCCATGGCTGAGCCAGAGGGGGGGTGGCCTGTGGACGAGTTCACGGGGTTGGATGGGCGCTTTGTGCGCGATGCGTTTACCGGGTTGCGCAGCCGTGCGCCTGATTGAACGTGGATTTTTGGCAGCAATTTTTATTTAACTGAGGACGCGCATCATGGATATGAAAAAACTGGTTTTGTTGGCAGTAACCCAAACCGCCAAAGGCACCCCGGGCACGCCAACGGCTGCCACCAACGCAATTTTGTGCAAGGGGTTTATTCCCCAGCCGATCAAAGGCAATTTTGTGCAGCGCGGGTTGATCAAGGGCAGTAAGGGCAACCAGGGAAGCGTTTTTTCTGGCGAACACCGGGTATTTGAGTTTGAGGTGGAGCTGGCGGGCAGTGGTGCAGCGGGTACCGCTCCCAAATATGCGCCGCTGTTGCTGGGGTGCGCTATGTCGGAGACGATTGTCGCCGTGACAAGTGCAGCCTACCAGCCCACTGCTGGAGTGGGCAGCTACCTTACGCTGTATGGTTATCTGGACGGCGTGTTGTTCAAAATGACAGATGCACTTGGCACGGTAAGTTGGGCGCTGAATTCTGAAGAAATTCCAGTCCAAAAGTTCGCCTTCACCGGCACTTATGAGGCTATGGAAGACATCACTTTTCCAACCGGTATTTCTTTCACCGGATTCACCAAGCCGCTGACGGTTGGTAAGGTGAATACGCCAATCTTCACGCTTGATGGATTGAGTCTGGTTGTAAAAAGTTTTGGCATTGACCTGGCAAACCAGGTGGCCTGGCGCAACTGGATTGGCGACAGTGGTGCAAAAAACCCGGATCGCATAGCCAAGGGTAATGCCGTGTTTGAGTTGACCAGTGTGGCGACCAAAGACTGGGGTGAGGCAGTGCGCCTGGGTACCGAGATGCCTTTGGTGGTGGAGCACGGCACGCTGGCCGGCAATATTTGTCGCCTGACAGCGCCCAAGTTGCAGATCAATGCCGAGCCGACTATCAGCGACGACGCCGGCACTGCGCTGCTGAGCATTGGTTTCGACGTGAAGCCCAACGCGGGCAATGATGAGCTGGTGTGGACGATTAAGTAAGGCGCTCAAACAAATTCAATTTTTAAGGAATCAACATGGCTTTCAAGAGAACTTTATCACCCACCTTCCCGGCAAAAGTGACGGTAAATATTCCTGGGGAAAAAGGCGGATTTGACAAGAGCACGTTTACCGCGATTTTTAAGCGGACATCTGCGGACGAAGTTGCTGCGCTGCGCGAAGCGGGCTTGTCTAACGAAGATACGGTGCGCAAAGTACTGGTTGGCTGGGAAATGAAAGACGAAGATACGAACGAAGACGTGCCGTTTAACAAGGCTGAGTTGGAGGCTGCTTTGCAGATTTTGCCTATGCCCATGGCCACAGCGTTGGCGTTTTGGGAAACGGTGAACGGGGCTCGCTCAAAAAACTCATAGCGGCCGCGCAAGCCTGGGCCCGGCCAGCCCCAAAGCCCAAATCCATAGCCCTGACGGTAGATGACGAATTTGCCAAGGGGTTAAGAAAATTTAGGGTTAGCGAGGCTGACATTGAGGTGCGACGCAATGCAGAGATGGTGCAGTCGGTGAATACCCGCGCGGATTTTGAGGTGCATGAGGATGTTTGGGATAGCTGGCTGTTTTTTTTGCGGGTTCGCCGGCAGTGGAGGTATGTGGCGGTGAGTGCGGGCATGGGTGTGACATCAGTGCGCATAGGGCTTGACTGGCCTGGCATTGAGTCACTGATAAGGCTGAGCCGGGTAAGGTCCGCACAATGGGAGCAGTTGGTGGACGACTTGCTGTTGATTGAAGAGGCAGTGTTGCAGGTGGATGGCGAGGTAAATAAATAGGGGTGCTGGTGTATGAGCTTGTCGCGGTCAATTGGGTCAATGGTGGTGCGTATCGCTCTGGAAGGGCTTGGGCTCTACAAAGCTGATATGCAAACAGTGGCCGATGCGACTGAGAGCGCCGCCAGCAAAATTGACAAGGCTACTAAAGCGGCGGGTACCGCTGCCGGTGCGTTGACGGGAAGTGTGGCCGATGCGGCTGAAAGTGCGCAAGCCTTGCATAGCGCAGCTGGGCTGGCTGGTGTTGGCTTGGGTGCTCTGGCTGTGGGCGCTGCAGCTGTTGCCTTTGCAGCATACAAGGGTGCACAAGAGCAAATTGAGTACCAAAAGGCCTTGACCTTGACAGGTAATGCCGCTGGCACCACAGCGGGGCAGATGGCTGATATGGCCCGCGCCATTGGGGAAAATGTGGGCACGCAGTACCAAGCTGCACAAGCGCTGGCCGCCATGGCGGGCACGGGGCAGGTGGCTGGGCAGAACCTGCAAAAGTTTGGCCAGGTGGCCATTGAGATGCAACGCTCGGTGGGGGCCAGTGTGGCGGATACGGCCAAGCAGTTTGCCGAATTGGGCCAGGAGCCAGTTAAAGCCAGTCTCAAGCTCAATGAGAGCATGAATTACCTGACAGCCAGTACGTTTGAGCAGATCAAAGCGGCTCAGGAACTAGGTGACTCTGAAAACGCGGCCAGTCTGGCGCAAGATGCTTATGCGACGGCGATGAAGGAGCGTACGGCAGAGATCGAAAAAAACTTAGGGTGGATTTCAAAGGCATGGTTAGCGGTTAAAGATGCTGCTGCCTGGGCGTGGGATGCGATGCTTGATATTGGTCGGCCAAACACCTTGCAAAGCCAGCTTGATACAGCGGAAAAGGCTGTGGAGCACTACGAAATTGCCTTGAGAAAATCAGACGGTGGGCTCGGCACGCCCGCCATCCAGGCAGCGCTAGATGCAGCCAAATTGGTGGCAGAAGGTCTGAGAGATGCGGTTGCGCTTGAGCAGCTTGGAGCCGCTGCAGCTGCCGAGAATGCCGCTAATCAGAAGGCGAAAATCAAGTGGCTGCAGGAGGGGGATGGATATTTGGATAAGCAAGCCAAGTATGAGCAGGCCATTAATCGGACGGTGTTTGAGGGCCAGAAACTGTTGAATGCTGGCCAAATTACTCAGCTTGAATATGAAAAACGCATTGCCGATGTGCGAAAAAAGTATTCTGAAAATGCAGGCAAAGTTGATAACTCAGCGCTGCGTGAGATGGAGCAAACGGCGGCATTGTTAGCAAAGTTGTCGGGGTATAGCGCCGACTATGAAAAACAAATCCAGCTGCTGTCCAAGGCGCGTGATAAGGGCACGATTAGTCAGGAAGTTTTCAATGCAGAGGTCTTAAGTCTTGTCAATCTGCAGCCCTTCATGGTTGCCAATAACAAAGCGCTGGAGAAGTCTCTGGATGAGCTGGTCAAGAGCATGGAAGACTTCAATGCAGCTGGTCGCAAGGCTGACGCAGAGGTGTACGCAGCAAAGACTGCTATTGCCGAATATTCCAATGCCACCACCGCTGCATCTGCTGCACTTGAATTCGAGACGGGTCTGCTTGGCCAAAACGCCGCCGCCCGATCGCAAGCCATTGAGCAGTACCGCATACAGGCCGAGCTTGAGAAAAAGATTGCTGACATCAAAGCAGATGCTCGTTGGGGAACCGATCTGGTTGCACGCAATCAAGCCATCACTGATGTACAGGTGGACGCTGCCAAAAAAGCCGCGATCGCGTCTGGGCGCGTCACGCTTGATGAGTACAACAAAACATTTGACCGCATCAGCGAGGGCTTGACCGATGCCATCATGACGGCCGGAAAAGACGGCGGGCAAGGTCTGCGCGATGTCCTTGAAGCCGAACTAACCAAACCATTTCGCGTGATGATTCAGGCCGGGGTGCAGCCCATTGCAAGCAGCTTGACAAACATGGTGATGGGTATGCCTGGCACTGCCGGTGGTGGAATGCTTGGCGGTGCGCTTGGCAACGCTGGCTCACTTGCTGCAATGGGCGCGCAATTTGGATCTGCTGCCAGCATCACCTTGAGCAACGGATTGATTTCCGGGTTCGGTGCCAACATGGCAAACATTGGTGGACAAATCGCGTCTGGCTCGTATAGCGCGGCTGCTGGCATGGCTCTACCCTACCTTGGGGCGGTGATCGCCGGGTATAGCGTGCTTAAAAATCTTGGCGTGTTTGGCAGCAACTTCATCAGCACCTCCAGCCAGGGTGACTCCAATCAGATATTTGATAAGTCTGGAAAGTCACTCACAAACGAAAAATCACAGTATTACCAAACCGCAGCCATGAGCGCATCGGCTGACAAATTGGTCGCAGCCGTGAATTCAAGCTATCTACAGGCCGCATCAAAATTGGGCATTGGGGCCGCACAAACTCAGTTTGTCTATGGGTCTAATACGGGTGAGCAAGGGCAGAACCCAAACTTTAGGCTGGCCGGAGGCGCATCTGGTGGAGTGCAGTTCAATACAGGGGAAATAGCTCTAAACAAGGATGCTCTAGACTTGGCTGCAAACCGTGCGGTTCTAACGGCTCTCCAGAGTTCGGGGCTTCCAAAATACCTGCAAGGTGCCTTCGACGGCATCACCGTTGGGTCACTTACCCAGGCAGAGATTGACACTTGGTACACGGGCGCCACGGCCATCAAGAACTTTCACGACACGCTGGCCGCTGCGCCCTGGCCAAACTTGCAGGACATGGGTTATCAAGCCATTCAGACGATGGCTCTGTTCAACGGTGGCATTGACAAACTCGGTGCCAGCCTGGGCACGTTCTACGACGCCTTCTACACTGCCGACACCAAAACCGCCAACCTAACGGCGCAAACGGCCAGCGCATTTGGGGCTCTGGGCATCACCATGCCAGCGGCTGACGCCAGCATGCGTGATTGGTATCGCACCCTAGTTGAAGGCAAACTGGCCACCGATCAAACCATTCCAGCCAATGCCATGGCCACGGCTGGCGTGCTGGCCCTGCAGGGTGCAGTCAACACGCTGGCTCCTGCATTTGACAAAGCCACCACTGCCGTAGATGCTGTTGCAGCCACCATCACTAAAGCTTTTGACAAGCTCGTAACTGACGGCCAAAGCCTACAGGTTGACCTCCTGCGTGCCCAAGGCAACAACCGGGGCGCTGACTTCCTGGCTATGGGCGTTGATCCAACCAGCGCCGCTGCTTCCAGCGTTGTGGCTCAGTATGACGCCAATGAAGCCATCCGCACACAGATCAAAGCCCTGACAGATCAGGCAACAGCCACACAAGCCGCTGCTGATGCTGCCAAAGCATACGCCGATACCCTGGCCGCTACTAACAAAACATGGCAAGACCAACTTGACGTATTAACTGGCGCTCAGACCGACCGAAAAATAGCGTTGCGTGATGCCATTGACGCTACCACCCGCACACTGATGGAGCAGGTCTATGCGCAGCAAGACATTAAATCAGCCGCTGACGCCTCCACTCAAGCCGCACAAAAAGCCGCTGATGACGCAAAAGCCCGTGCTAGCGCTGTCCTAAGTGAACGCACAAACTTGCAAGACCAACTCGACCAGTTGATCATGACAGAGGTGCAGTTGCGTGACAAACAGCGTAGCGCCTTGGATGCGTCCAATCAGGCATTGTTCGACCAGATCAATGCCCAGAATGACTTAAAGACCGCAAATGACTTGGCCGCACAAACAGCACTTAATGCTGCCGAAGCAACAAAAGCATTGGCTGCGACCAACAAAGGATGGAAAGACCAGCTTGACGTGTTGCTCGGAGTGCAAACAGATCGCACCATTGCCCTGCGCGATGCGACAGACTCAAGCACCCGGTCATTGATGGAACAAGTCTATGCCCAGCAAGATTTAAAGACCGCATCTGACGCCGCCGCGCAAGCCGCACAAAAAGCCATCGACGATGCAAAAGCAAAAGCCGATGCCATTCTGAGCGAGCGCAAAGGCTTGCAAGACCAGTACGACCAGTTGACCCTGAGCAGCACTCAGTTGCGCACCAAAGAGCGCAACGCCCTGGATGCAACCAACCAAGCCCTGTACGACCAGATCAACGCTCAAAAAGACCTGCAAGCCGCTGCCGCCAAAGCCGTTGACTCCATGAAAGCCGTCAGCGACCAGATCAAGCAAATTGCCACCTTCCAAAGCGGCATTGGTGACGCTCAGCAAGGCATCCGCAGCCAAATGGCGGGTTACGACGCTGTGGCCTACAGCACCTCGCAAGTTGCAAAGTACACCGGGCAAATGGGTGCTGCCACTGACACCACAGGCCGCATCGACGCCGGGGGCAAGCTCCAAGGTGCCATCGTTGACAAGTACAACGCTGAACTGGCCCTGATCTACAAAAACCGCGATGCCGCCAGCAGTGCTGCACAGCAGGTGTTTGATGCGCAGACCACGGCTACCAACAACGCAATCAGTGCTCAAAACACCCTCAACGCCGCCTATCGCAGCATTGGGGAATACGCCAAGGGCTTGATCACTGGTGCCAACTCGCCATTCAGTGGCCAAGAGCAACTTTCCGCCTCCGGCGCCAACTACGCGCAACTGCTGGCCGGATCACGCGGGGGCGATGTAGCCTCGCTGGGCAAACTCACCGGCGCTGCTGACAGCTACCTGAGTCAAGCCAAACTTCAAGCCGTTAGCAGCTCTGACTACGCCAGAATTTTTGGTCGCACAGTCAATGACCTGAGCGCCTTGGGTGGCCGCGCCGGGGCTGATCTTGAGAGCGTGCAGCGCACCTTCATGTTTGACTCAAGTGCTTTTGATAAGCAAGCCCTTGAGCTGCAAACCAAGACCGTGGGTGACCTGCAAACCCTGTCCGACTTGACTGACACATGGACGGCTGACCTCAAAACAGCATTGGGTGAACAGGCATTGGCCTATACCAACATGGGCCTGACCAACGATCAGATCAAAACCAACACCGACGCTATCGGCCCAGGGTTTGAGATGGTCACAGCGGCCATCACTGGAGCGCAAGAGGCGCACATCGCCCAGCAAGCGCTGCTCGACGAAATCAAAGCCTTGCGCACTGAGGTGGCTGGCCTGCGCAAATCCAGTGACGCTACAGCAGCCAATACCGGAGCCACAGCAGGAATTCTTGACAGCGCAACCGGCGGTGGTGGCCCGATGCTTGTTGAGGGCACATCAAGTGCAGGAGTGTTGTTGCTATGACAGACAAACCCAAGCGCTTACAGGATTTGCCCCTGGCCACAGAAGTCGCCTCCGGTGACTATGTGCTGCTGTCCCAAGGTGGGGTTACCAAGCGGGTAGATGCTGGCCTGTTGACTGGCTCCTTTGTTACCACAACCCTGGCAGGGCTATCAGATGTGAATACGTCAGGCGCAGCAAACGGCGCACTGCTGGCCTACAACGGCAGCTTGTGGGTAAGCACCAACAACACGACAAACCAAATATTCGATGGGGGTAACTTCTAATGGCAAACGTAATAAGGATCAAGCGCAGGGCCGCAGGAGGCGCTGCTGGCGCTCCAACCACACTAAGTGCCGCAGAACTGGCCTACAACGAACAGGATGACACCCTTTACTACGGCAAGGGTGATGTATCTGGAACCGCTTCAACCGTGATAGCCATTGCAGGCTCTGGAGCCTACACGCCCGTTGCCCACGTTGGCTCTGGTGGTGCAGCCCACGCCACTGCAGTAGCTGGCGGAGCCGCAGGGTTTTTGACTGGCGCTGACAAGACCAAACTCGACGCAACAACTGGAACCAACTCGGGCGACGAAACGCTTGCGACCATCAAGACAAAGTTGGGTATCACCACCTTGTCAGGCTCTAATACAGGGGATCAAGTTATCCCCGTTGCTGCATCTACTACGCCTGCAGCATTGGGCACGTCGGCGGTTGGTGTGAGCACTACATTTGCGCGCAGCGATCACGTACACCAGATCATTACAACGATCACTGGCAACGCAGCTACGGCCACAGTGCTTGCAACACCCCGAACCATCAACGGGGTTAGCTTCGATGGCTCAGCCAACATCACAATCAACGCCGTGGACTCTACGGCTAGGGTGGCAAGCTCTCTGCTGGGGGCTGTCAACGGCGTGGCTACCCTAGACTCAAACGGCACAGTCCCAGCGGGGCAGCTACCCAGTTATGTGGATGATGTTCTTGAGTACGCGAACCTTGCCTCCTTTCCAGCAACAGGGTCAACCGGCAAGATTTATGTAGCGCTTGACACCAACAAAACCTACCGCTGGTCAGGCACAGCCTATGTCTACATCACCTCTGGTGCTGTCGATAGCGTAGGCGGCAACACGGGCGTTGTGACAAACGCACAGATCAGCGCAGCAGCTACGGCAGGGTACGGCTTCACGCCCTACAGCAATGCAAATCCAGCAGGGTACACCACCAACGTAGGTACTGTGACTAGTGTTACGGCGACTGCACCTATCGCGTCAACCGGTGGAACGGCCCCCGTTATCAGCATCGCCGCTGCAACTACTTCTGCCGCAGGCTCGATGAGCGCGGCTGACAAGACAAAGCTGGACGGCGTGGCAACCGGGGCTAACAACTACTCTTTGCCAACAGCAGCCGCAGGAACGCTGGGCGGCATAAAAGTCGGCACAGGCTTGACGATTGACGGAACAGGCATCTTGGCAGCAGTGGGTGGCAGTGGCGCACCCATGCTGATCTCGGCTAACACCACGGCGGTATCGGGCAACTCGTATGTGTTCACGGCTGCGCTGACACTGACACTGCCAGCAACCCCGCCAACGGGTTCGGTTGTGATGTTCAGCAACCCTTCTGGCTTCGCCTGTACCGTCGCACGCAATGCGCAACTTTTGATGAGCCTGTCTGAAGACTTGGTGCTTGACACCAGCTTCTCATCTGCAAGTGTTGTGTTTATTGGTGGCACGGTTGGCTGGCAGTTGGCCGATATCTCATCCACAGCGGTCATTCCCACGGCTTGGACAAGCATCACCAGCAAGCCGACAACGGTAGCGGGTTATGGCATCACAGATGCTGTTGGTGTTACCAATCTTGCGCAAGGCACGCGCACCACAACCACGGTACCAATTACATCCAGCACGGGAACATCTGCAACTCTGGACGTGGCATCAACCACGCTGGCTGGTGTTATGTCGAGTGCTGATAAAACCAAGCTCGATGCGATAACAGGCACACATACCGGGTCAAACACTGGCGACAACGCAGTAAATACCCTGTACTCAGGCTTGGTTACGAACGCAACTCACACTGGAGATGTGACGGGTTCTGCCGCTTTAACCATTGCCAATAGCGCTGTCACCTACGCAAAAATGCAAAACGTCAGCGCAACCAGTCGAGTGCTGGGGCGAATTACCGCAGCCGCTGGAGTGGTTGAGGAACTGACCGGGGCCAATCTTGCAACGATCATTGGCATCACCAATACGGCTGCAAACGTCAACTCAGTGAACGGAAACACTGGTGCCGTCACCGCTGCTCAGATCAGCGCCGCCGCCACAACGGGATACGGCTTCACTCCCTACTCAAACGCAAACCCAAGCGGCTACACAACAAATGTCGGCACGGTCACCTCTGTTGCCGCACTTACCCTTGGCACGACAGGCACTGACGTCTCATCGTCTGTTGCAACTGGCACAGTCACACCTGTCATCACCCTGAACATTCCAACAGCTTCAGCCGCCAACCGTGGGGCTCTGAGTGCTGCCGACTGGACTACGTTCAACGGGAAACAAGCCGCACTAGGCTTCACCCCATACAACTCCACAAACCCGTCAGGATACACATCCAACGTAGGAACGGTTACCTCTGTTGCCGCACTGACGCTGGGTACAACTGGCACAGATGTCTCATCATCGGTTGCCACGGGCACGGTGACTCCGGTCATCACCTTAAACATCCCGACCGCATCAGCGGCCAATCGCGGGGCTTTAAGCGCAGCTGATTGGAGCACATTTAATGGTAAACAGGCGGCATTGGGCTTCACCCCATACAACTCCACAAACCCGTCAGGATACACATCCAACGTAGGAACGGTTACATCAGTTGGTGGTACTGGCTCTGTCTCTGGCTTGACGCTTTCAGGGTCAGTGACCACATCAGGGAACCTGACCCTTGGTGGCGCAATATCAACATTGCCTTCCGGCGTGTCAGCACCCGGTATTCTTGGGTCAACATCAAATGCAGTAACTGCAGCAGGAACCACGCAAGGAACAGCAACAGCGCTGACCAGTGATGTGAACATCATCACAACAGCGGCAGCAGGCACAGGTGTGGTGGTTCCTGGGGCTACGTCAGGCAAGTATGCCGTGGTGGTCAATCGGGGGGCCAACGCGCTCAATGTGTACCCCTCAACAGGCCATGCTTTCGATGGTCTAGCCGCAAACACGGCGATCAGCCTGCCAGTCAATGGTTTCATTGAAATGTTTGGGTCATCCACCACGCAGTGGCACACCACGTATCAAGCCATCGTGCAGTCTGCTTATGTGGTTGGCAACATTGATGGCGGGACGTTCTAAGCATGACAAACCCCATCCTTCACAAATCCAGCGCAGTTGCGACAGCGGTGCCTGCTGCTGCATCGCTGACAGTGCGCGAGCTTGCGCTGAACACGGCTGATGGTCGCCTGTTCACCAAGACTGGTGCTGGCACAGTGGTGGAGTTTGCACGCAAGGACTTGGTGCCGTCGGGGTCGGGAACATCGACGGGTACCAACACCGGTGACCAAACAACGATTACAGGTAACGCAGGTTCAGCGACCACCTTATCTGCTGGTGCTGACCGAACGAAACTTGACGCTATAACGGGCACCAACACAGGCGACGAGACTACAGCTACGATCAAAACCAAGCTGGGTATCACCACGCTCAGCGGGTCAAATACCGGGGACCAAACAATCCCGACCACGCTCCCGGCAAGCGATGTTTACGCCTGGGCTAAGGCGGCGACAAAACCAACGTATTCAGCAGCAGAGGTTGGTGCGTTAACCCCCACAGGATCAGCAGCCGCGCTCACGGGCTTGACATCAACCCAAGTCACCACGGCGCTTGGCTACACACCGGCCGCAGCAGGCGGCATGTCGGTGTCGGTCATCAGTGCCAACACCACAGCAGTCTCAGGCTCAATGTATGTGCTGACAGCCTCACTCACGCTCACGCTTCCAGCCTCACCGTCGGCTGGAGCCACTGTTTATGTGTCAAACCGCAGCGCCACGACAACCTGCATCGTCGCCAGGAATGCGCAGAACATCATGGGGTTGGCTGAAGACATAACGCTCGATCTGTCAGCTTCTTTTCAACTGGTTTTTGCAGACGCAACACGAGGGTGGGTACTACTATGAGCGCATTGCTTAGCCTTATGAAGCCGGTCACGATGACCAGCACCGTGCTTACCAGCAGCACCGCCGCAGAGGACGATTACGCTGCCTGGAGCTCCGCCACTACTTATGCACTGGGTGGGCGCTGCATCAGCTCACACCGCATTTATGAAAGCCTAATTTCTGGCAACCTCAACAAAGACCCATCCAACATCGACAACCGTATTGGCTCAACACCTGCATGGAGTGACGTATCAGCCACTAACCGCTGGAAGATGTTTGACGATCAAGTGGCCAGCCAAACCAGCATCGCCAGTCCACTGACCGTAGTGCTGAAACCCGGATTCTTCAACGCCATCGGAATGCTTGGCCTGGATGCTGAAACTATTGATGTCACCGTTAAAGACGCACCTGGCGGCAACGTGATCTACAGCTACACAGGCAGCTTGGAAGGCTCCACACCATTCGACTATTACGAGCACTTTTTCAGCCCGTTCAAGCCCTTGACTGACTTTATCGTCAGCGGCATTGACCCCTACGCTGACATGCAAGTCACCGTCACGCTGACCAAGCCCACAGGCAGCGTGCTGTGTGGCATGTTGCAAGTGGGTGATCTTGTTCCCCTTGGTACGACCCAATACGGGGCCAAGGCCAAGCCAAAGACTTACAGCTACATCAAGATCAACGACTACGGCGAAAACGAAATCATCAAGCGCAAAAAGGCCAAAGACCTGAGTGCCACCGCTTGGTTGAAATTGGAAGATGCAAACAACGTGCTGGACACCATCGGCTCCATGCTCGATGTGCCGTGCATTGTCATTTGCTCAGATCAGGCCGACTTTTCCGGTCTGCGTAGCTTCGGGCTTGTCTCGGGGGAAATCAGCTACGACTACCCGCAAGACTGCCTGCTAACCCTCAACGTCAACGGTCTTATTTAAAAGGAGCACTATGAGCCAAACTTCACCCCCCACAATCACCGGTAGCCCTACAGCACCGCAGCGCGGAGACCGAGCCACGTTCAGCACGCGAGTCGATGCCTTCATCACCTGGATGGCCAGTGCCGTCGCTGAATTTGGCGCGGTAGCCACCAACGTGTACGACAACGCAGTCGATGCCTACAACAGCGCGGTGGCCAGTGCAGGCAGTGCCACTACCGCGTTAGGCCACGCCAATAATGCCTCTACCTTTGCAGGCAACGCCAACACCAGCGCAGCCAACGCCGCTGCTAGTGCGGGTGCGGCCATGTGGGTGACAGGCAGCACATACGCATTAGGCGCAGCAGTGTGGAGTCCCGCCAACCGGGTGATATACCGCAAAATCACCGCCAGCAGTGTCAGCAGCACTGACCCGAGCCTGGACGCTACAAACTGGGCCATGCTGGGCACCCTGGGCTTGACTGTGATCGCGGTATCAGCCACCACGGTTACGGCGATGACAAGCGCTCACTACGTCCTGACCAACGTGGCCGCCACAACGCTCACGCTACCGGCAGCACCTGCCAGTGGGGACACGGTACGTGTCACACCAGCCAACGCACTCACCACAAACGTCATTGCCCGAAACGGTCAGACGATCATGGGAGTGGCTGAGGACATGACGCTTGACAACGCAGACGCGACGGTCGAGCTTAGATTTATCAATTCAACTTGGAGGTTAATTTAAATGTCAACACTTTCACAATTTGCCGGTGGAGGGTCTTCCTCTATTTGGACTCGCTTTTTTCCTGCTTCTACTACCTTCACTATCCCAACTACAGGCAAATATCGTATCGGCGTGCTTGGTGCGGGCGGTAGTGGTGCAGCGATATATGCTGTTGACGGGGCCGCTGGCGGCGGTGGTGGCGGTGGGTTTGCTGAGTCTGAGGTTTCTCTAGCAATCAGTACAGTTCTCACAATTACTGTTGGTGCTGCCACGAGCGCTACGTGTACTGTTTTAAATGCTGGAGTTACCGGGCCTACTGGCGGTGCATCATCTGTTTCTGGTTCCGGGATGACAACTATTACCGCAAACGGGGGTACTGGCGGCGCATGGTCTATAGCCAATACCGGTGTTGCTGCTGGAGGAGCTGGTGGTACAGCAACAGGTGGCAATACTGTATCCGGGAGTACCGGGGGAGCTGGTGGTAGTGGTACATGCACTGTTGTGGGTGGTTCGAGCAACAGCGGAGGGGGAGGTTCAGCCGGATCACCAAAAGGTGCCGGAGGAGCAGGGGGGTCATGCAATGTGGGGGGGGCAGTTGCCGGAGGCGGTGGTGGCGGCATTGGTGGAAAAGGGTCAAATAACACCGGTATATCCGGCGTCAATACTGCTGGTGGTGGGTCTTGTGGGCCAGCAACCAACGATAGCTTGACAGGTGGAGCAAGCGGCTTATCGTTGGGTACTTCAACTGCCAGCGCCGATGGTATTACTCGTTCTAGCGGATTCGACTCTATGTCTAACCCATTTAGGTCTATTTCAGGTGGTGGAGGCGGTAACGGTACCCCCACTGGGGGTAATGGAGGCGGCGGTGGCAGATATGGCCACCCTGGCGGCGGTGGGATTTTGGGTGGAGGGGCTGGTGGACAAAACTACGGGGGTACCGGTGGATTGGGCGGCGGCGGCGGCGGCTCATCAAACAACTCTAACACCGCCGCACTTGGCGGGAATGGTCTGGTAGTAATCGAAAGGATCGGTTAATCATGAAATATCAAATCAACTCCACAGGTAATGTCATTCTTGCAGAGCAAGACTTCATTGATGCTGTACATCCCGGCGACTACACGCTGTTGCCCGATGATCCTTCTCCTGTAGCGCCAAGTATCCGTACTCTCACCAAACTTGAGTACATGAACCGCTTCACCGACGATGAGCTTGCAGCAATTTACACCGCTGCCAAAGCAGTCGTGCAAGTAGAAATCTGGCTTGAGAAATTCAAACTGGCTCAAGAAATCAACCTTGATGATGCTTCCACAGTTTCAGGCTTGCAAGCGATGGAGGCTGCTGGTTTGATCGGCACAGGTCGCGCTGCGGAGATACTGGCTTGAAACGGCGTCTGCTCACTGTCTTAATCGCGTTTGATGTTTTCATCTTCGCGGTTTTGACGTTGGGCAACTGCAAGAGAAACGAGACGATCAGCAGTGCGGCGTGGTCGCTTGATCGTGACGGTAAGGTGTTAGGCAAGGTGTTCAGGCCGCTGATTGACCTGCTGTTTTCACCCATCGAGCGTGATCACTGCCAGATGTCGTGGTACACGGAAAACGCACATTTAGAGAGATAACAAAATGGCAGATCAATGCATAGAGGTATTACCCGCACCACCCACTATCGTTGAGCGACGGGCTATTGATGCCTCAGCAATCCTCGGCCTTGTGACGGCTATTCATGCTGATGTCAAGGCGATGGACCTAAAGCTCACCACCCACATGGCTGAAGAAACAACCGATCTGGCTTTGGCAATCACTGACTTGATGTCAAAAGCGTTCCCCGCAGGCGATCCACAAGGACACCGAGCCCACCATGAAGCAGTAATCAAAAAGGCTGAAGAGTCAGCGCAGTTCTGGAAAACCATGCGCGTTGAGCTTGGCAAGTGGGGATTGCTTTGCTTCGTAGGATTCATGCTTATCGCTGGCTGGAAACACTTCCTTGAGGGTCCGAAATGAGACAACGCCATATCTTCACCTGGGCGGGCTCCGCTGCCGTGCTGCTTGCCCTGCTAGCCACTGATCCCGATCACGGCATTGGCACCGGCATGGTGCTGCTGGGCCTGGCTACACCCATCATTGCCATTGCCTTTGCGCACCTGGCGCGCAAAGCGCTGTTTGACTATAAGGCCGCCGATATGGAGCGCCTGTTCACTGAGGCTGCTAAATCCCCGGTGGGCGCTGGACTGGCCCTGATTGCGTTGGCTATGGTGCTTAACGGCATGCTGGGCCTGTTTGGAAAAAGCGCCCATGCAGCGGTGGACGTGCGCACGTTTGTGCCGGCACAAGCCAAGACATTTGCACCCATGCTGCGGTATGAGCAACGCAAGTACTGGCCAGATCACCCACGGGCGGTGGTGCTGGCAGGTCTGGCGGAGCAGGAAAGCTGCCCCAACCTGACAAGTAGCCGGTGTTGGAGCCCCACGTCGAGCCTTAAAACAGCGCGAGAGGAGGGCGCAGGCTTAGGGCAAATCACCCGCGCCTACCGGTCAGACGGTACCTTGCGCTTTGACAGTCTGGCCGACATGCGCCGCCAGTATCCTGATCTGAGCGATTGGTCCTGGCAAAACGTGTACAGCCGCCCAGACTTGCAACTGCGTGCCATCGTGCTCATGTCGCGAGCCAATTACCAGGCGCTGCGCACAGTAACGGATCCCGGCATCAGACTGGCCTTTGCAGACGCCGCCTACAACGGCGGCTTGGCTGGCGTGCAGTCAGAGCGCCGGGCCTGCCAGATCAAGGCAGGCTGCGACCCGCAAAAATGGTTCGGGCATGTTGAGCAAACTTGCCTGAAGAGCCGAACACCGCTTTATGGCCAGCGCAGCGCGTGTGACATCAATCGTGAGCACGTCACCATGGTACTGACGGTGCGCTCAGATAAATATGCAATGGTGATGACGTGAACCTCACCCTGATCGCAGTCCTTGTATCCGCCGCGCTGGCCTTTGGTAGCGCCTGGCAAGTTCAAAGTTGGCGCTATGGCGCAAAGGAGACCCAACGTGCAGAGCAGATCGCAATTGACCAACGGGCAGCTTTCAAGGCATTTGAGCGAAATCAGGCAGCAGTCATCACAGCGCAGAATAACTCGGCTCGTCGTGCTGCTGGTCTGCGCGCTGATGCTGATCGGGCCCGTGCTGGTCTTGATGGGCTGCGCGACGCCGCCGCCACAAGCCTGCGAGCCGCTGCCGTCAGTCTTGATGCCTGCATTGCAGGAGCCACTACCGCCAGCCAGCTACTCAACGACAGCGCTACAGCGTATCAAGAGCTGGCAGCAGCGGCTGACGGGCACGTCAACGACATCGTTACCTTGAGGGAGGGGTGGCCGAGGTGAATTTGGAAACGCTATTTGAATAAAGATACTAGCGCAAGCTGCTTTTCCACCGGCAGCGAGTGAAATATGCGCAACATGGCCATGTCGATGCCCGAGAGAGTAACGGCCTGACCATCGGGGCCGGTTGATGGTGTGGGGGCACTGGGCGCAATGCCTGGTGTTTTGTCTGCGAATGCTTCGCGGGCGAGGATGGTTTGCAGCGTTGGGCCGTTGGCGCCTAGGCTGATTCTTAGGCGAGTGTTGATTTCAGCGGTGATTCTTCGCCCGTTGATATTCGCCTGCTTTTGCAGTTCTTCCTTGAGTTCTTTTGGCAAGCGCAAAAGGATTGCATCGTTGTTCTTATCGGGTTTTTCCATAACGGCGTAGTTCTTTATTTCGTGCATTTTCTGTCAAACACAAAAAGTTTGAAAAATACTTGCTAAAAATGAAATCACGTGATATCGTTGATACCAAGTGATTTCATAGGAGTAAGAAATTGAAGAAAAAACCACCGGCACCAGTACCGGTATTAGTCCGAGTTCCTCCGGTTTTGTTGAAAAAACTGGACGCAGCTTGTGCTGCGCAAGGGCGCAGCAGAACCTCTGAGCTTTGCATTCGTTTGGGCGAAAGCTTTAAACGGTCAAGGACTGAGCGATCGGCTGCGTGATTCATGGCGTGATCGTCCAACACATCTCATATCAACGCAAGTGACAAAACCCTGAGACCTACCCCATGAAATTCAAAAACGTACCCACTGGCCATCCGGCCAACCCACATGAGGCCTTCCGCCAGCTGTGCTACGCCCACGGCGTGCCTGCCTTGGCTGAAAAGATGGGCTTGAAGCCCGGCACTCTTTACAACAAGGCCGATAGCGACGACGACACGCACCACCAGCCCACGCTGCGCGATGTGATGTTGGCCACCAGGCTGACGGAAGACTTCAGGGTGCTCGATGCGCTGAATGAGCAGTTTGGCCGGGCTGCATTTGACATCCGGCATACGGGGCGCATGAGCGATGAGGCGCTGTTAGAACTGGTGACCGGCTTTGGAGCAGAAACCGGCGACTTCCACCGGGTGCTGCGCAGCGCTTTGCTGGACAAGCGATTCAGTGTGTTGGAACTGGCGGAGATACGGGGCGAGGCGCTAGATGTGATTGAGGCGCTGATGACGCTGGTGCACCGGTTGGAGGGCTTGGTAGATGACTAAGCGTTCTGTGATGCACGCCCAGCTTGATGCTGGTTTGTGTGTGGATGAACGGGTGGCGGCACGGGCGGTGTGCGCGCTGTTTGGCAATGCGATTTTTGAAGCTTTGAAGGCTCAAGGGGTGCGCTGTGAACAAACAAATTCAGGTGCCGCTGGCACTACCGGTGGACGAGGCGGCTGTGTTGGCCAAGGCCGAGGTGCTGTTCTTGAGGTCGCCCACGGTACGCAGAAATTACAAGACGGTAAGCGCAGCGCTGGCAGACCCCGTGGCGGGCAAGTGCTTGCGTTTGTGCGCCCGGCAGCTGTTGCTGCGGGGCACTGAAAACACGGAGCTCAGGGCATGACGCAGATCATGGCTTGGCTCAGTGGGATGGTTCTGGCCCTGGTGCTGTCGGGTCTGGGGCTGGTTTTGGATGGTGAATTAAAAACGAAAGGACACGATCATGGGAATGCTGAAACGATATTTGACGGACGAGGAGCAGCGCCGGCTGCTCAAGGCGATGAAGGAGCAGGCGGGGCTGTTGGCGCAACGGGACTATCACTGGGTGCGTCTGTTGATCGAGACGGGTATGCGGGTCAATGAGCTGGCCACGTTGGAGCTGGGCCAGGCTGAGC